AGCATATGTGATGAGTGCAATAAAAAAAGCCATGCCTACATACACTGTAGACAGGCTAAAGGGATTATATGTATGGAACATTGCGATGCATGTCAATATTTAGAGATTGAACAAGGTGACATGCATTGCAATTATCCTAGGCAAAAAGAAAAGGCCACTAATTAAAGTAGCCTAATCAAGCACGTAATTACGCACCAAACCTAACGTAATTATATCACACATGGGCATAAAAGACTAGAGAAAAGCTTATTTCAAGGCTTTTCTTATTAACTAGATATAACATATTAACAAATCAACCATGGGGTAATTACGATGAGGAAGCGTAAAAAAGTCATATCTAAAAACATGATAGAAGTACTTGATTATCACACATCAAGAACCTATAGAAAGAATGGGAAGCGTGTAAAAAAGAAAAACATCACACCAGAAGCCGTGAAAAAGCAAAATGAAAAACAAGCGGAAGCAATGCTGCGTATGTTGGTTGATAATAACTTCACTACAAATGATTGTTACTTAACACTTACATACAAAGAACAGCCTAGCACATGGGAAGATGCAAAGAAAGATATTCAGAATTTTATAAGACGGCTTAAACGTAGATATAAAAAACTGGATAAAGAATTGAAATACATTTACATAGCGGAGGGGAAAACAAGAATACATTTCCACATGATCATCAATAATGCAGAACTATATTCAGATGAGTTGAATGAACTTTGGACACATGGCATGCATAAGTTGATGTTGTATCAAGGAAGAGCAGAAGATGCAGTGAGATTAGCAAGCTACTTTGTAAAAGAAAAACGGAGTGCATGCTATTCAGATAAAGAAGATGCATTTAAGCGCAGGTGGAATAGTAGCAAGAATTTAGAAAAACCAAAAGTAAAAACAGAAATATTGAAGCCTAGCGAATGGAGAGATTACATCCAACCACCAAAAGGCTATTACGTGGAAACAGACAGTGTAGTTGAGTCTGTATCTGATGAAGGTTATCCTTATAGATTTTACAGATTGATAAGAATTGAGGAGGTAAAACATGGCACTACTAGGGCTAGGAATTGTGATAGGGGCAATGCTAGGAGTAGTAATAATGTCGTTATTCGTAATTAGCAAAGAATGTGAGAAATGGGAGGAAGAAATAAATGATAAACGTAAATGAGGTGTTTTTAAGCGGTAACGTAGTGGCAGATGCAGAACTACGTTATACAAAAACAGGGAAGCCAGTACTCACATTTAGAATGGCAACCAACAAATATGTGAATGAGCAACAGAGTACACAATATCACAACATTGTATGCTGGGTTGATGCGGAAAAATACAGTGGATTAAAGAAAGGTGATTTTGTATCAGTAAATGGTGAACTAAGAACTAGATCATATGAAAAAGACGGAGGGAAAAGATACATTACAGAGATTGTGGCCAAAGTCCTTACGTATGGCTTGAAAGAGAATGAAAGTACACCAAGCAATTTTGAAAATGGGTTTGCAGATGATGATGAACATATTCCATTCTAGGAGGAAATAAATGCGAAGAGGTAGACCAAGAAAGATATGCAGCCACTCATTTGGACCAGCAAAAAGCGGTGCGCTATGGGTAAAAGCAACATGCCCCAAAGGGAAAACATCAATTAAAGTATTCAAAGGCAAAACAGCAGGCACTTTATATTGGCTGAAAAAAGAAGAATGTGAAGATTGCCCTGCATATAGTCCGTCAAAGGTTTATGCAAAATAGGAGGGGAACAACATGCAAAGTGCAAGCATGGCAGGTGTTCCGATGAACTGCATAAATTGGCTGGCACTAGGTGCGGTAGTATACGGCGCAATGGATAAGCGGAACGCATTAAAAGCATTAGGCTTAAAGGAACAAATAAATGAAGATGTGTTGCAGCCATTGATTGACAGAGGACTAAGCCAAAGACGAATAGCAGAAGAATTAGAAGTAAGTCCAAGCACAATTAAGATTATTTTAAAAAAAATAGGAATTAAGACAAAACGAGGTAGAAAATAATGAAAAAAGTAATGTTAGCAGTAATGGTATTAAGCGCAGTAGTTAATGGTGCATATGCAAGTGATCTAGTTGTAGGACCTACAGAGCCAAATACAACACAACCAACAGTAACAGGATATAACAGTGCAGCACTTGGAGTTAATACAACAGTAAGTGGCACAAGCACAATTGTACTAGGCAGAAATAATAATGTAGTAGGTGATAACAATGTAATCATTGGTGCAAACAATGGCACTATCAACGCAGGCCAAAGCACATTTATTGGCTATAACAATACAAGCGTAGATAATAGCCAAGAGCAAACAGTGATTGGTGCAAATAGTAAAGTAGGGGGCCAAGGCGCAATGGCGCTAGGCACGCATGCAGAAGTAACTTCAATTGATGCGGTAGGCATCGGAAACAACATTGTGGCTGACAAACCAAATAGCGTTGCACTGGGAACGAACAGTGTAACAGACAATGCAGTTAATCAATTACAAGCAATGGTAAACAATACAACATATGTATTTGCTGGTACAGATGCAACATCAGTAGTAAGTGTAGGCAGTAAACAACGTGCAGGATTTGGCGGAGTAAAGAACTATGTTAGACAAGTACAGAATGTTGCAGCAGGAAGAGTGGATGCATATTCCACTGATGCAGTAAATGGTTCACAGCTACATGCTGCATATGATGCCATTAATACAATGGGTGAAGATATTGATAAAGCACTAGATGCACAACAACAATTCAATACTGCAGTACATAACACACTAGCAAATCATAAGGATGCAATTAAAAATAACACACAACGTATTGCACAACATGATGCGGACATTGCAAATAATAAAAATGCTATCAAGGCTAATGATCGTGTGTTGAAAAATCATGAAGAGCGTATTGATAAGTTAGAACATCAAGCAAGCAATACATTAACAAATTTAAAAGCAGACATTAAGCAATTGGACGGACGAATTAATAAAGTGGGTGCAAGTGCGGCTGCATTAGCTGGATTACATCCAATGGAATTTAACAAAGATGATAAATTTAGCACATCTGTAGCATATGGTCACTATAAAAATGCCAATGCGGTGGCATTAGGTGCATACTACAGACCAAATGAAAAAGTATTGTTTGGCATTGCAGGTACATTTGGTAGTGAAAACATGTACAACGTAAGCGCATCTTTCAAATTTGGTAAACATAGTGAATATGAACCACAAGCTAAACGTGACGGAGAAATTGAAGCTATGAAAGCACAAATTGCAGAATTAACAGCAAGACTTGATGCGGTAAGCAAATAAAATAGGTGGGCGGTATATCCGCCCTTACCTAAAACTAGGGGGCGAAGTTATGAACCATGTAACAACACTATTTAACAGTAATGAGTTTGGGGAACTTAGAACAATCATTATTGAAGATGAAGTGTACTTTGTAGCCAAGAGCGTAGCAACTGCACTTGGATATAAAGATACTGCAGATGCAATTAGAAAACATATTGATGATGAAGATAAGCTGCGTTGGCAAATTGCCGACACAGGCCAAAAGAGGGAAACATATTTAATCAATGAGTCTGGATTATATTCCTTGATATTGAAATCAAAGATGCCAAGTGCGAAGAAGTTTAAACGCTGGGTAACTAGCGAAGTACTTCCACAAATTAGAAAAACAGGAAGCTATGATCCACATATTCCAAAGACACTACCAGAAGCATTGAGATTATACGCAGATGAAGTAGAAGCACATAACCAATCAAAGGCTATTATTGAGCAACAGAAACAACAAATAGCAGAATATGAGCCAAAGATTGATTACGTGGACAAAATTTTAAGCAGTACAAATGCAATGACAGTAACACAGATTGCTGCAGACTATGGATTAAGTGCTAAAGCTTTAAACAAGATACTACATGATGCACACATTCAACGTAGCGTAAATGGTCAATGGATTTTGTACAGTGATTTAATGCGCAAGGGGTACACAAAAACTAAGACACACACATACATGACTACAGACGGAAGGTTGGAATGTAAAGCATCTACACGCTGGACACAAAAGGGAAGATTAATGATACACGAGTTATTAAAGAAGCTAGGCATCAATGCAGTGTGTGAGGAGGTAGCATGAAGCCATTAGTATATAAAGGACTACGGAAGAACTTGAACAGGTCAGAATGGGTAAGCAGTGATGAAATAAAGCAAAGCTACTCACAAATAAGATTACTAGCAGTAGAAAATGATACATATGCATGGGTACCAATTGAGGACGGAACACTATGCAGAGGAAGTGAAGCAAAAGACAAGCTAGGGCAAAGGATATACGAAAAAGACCATATAGAGTTTGATTGTAAATCAATACAAGATACACCAATGGTAGGGGAAGTATATTACAGCGTTGATAAATATCAATGGAGATGTAAGGCAATCAACCAGCAGGACACACCACAACATGATGCGGTATTAGACTTTGACTTAGCATTTGTATTAAATAATGGGAAAGTTAAAGTAATAGGCAATAAATTAGAGGGGTATGAGCATGAGTGATAGATTTAGAAACATAATGAAAGCACATGATCATATTGTAAAAGGGCGGTCAAAGGAAGTCAGAAGAGTGTTCATCCCACATTGGGGATATATTTTTGTAGCATCTGAAGCATTGACAAAAGCGAGAATACGAAGAAGCGTATATATGGGGAAGAAAGTATAAAATCAATGGGCAAGGAGTTATTATGAAACCACCATGCAGGGAGTGCCAATTTAGAGAAGTAGGATGCCACAGTAAATGTGAAAGTTATATTCAATGGAGAGCACAGCTAGATAAATATAACGAGCAAAAGAACATGCAAGGCGATGCCTATAAATATGTAGGAGATAACGTAAGAGCAATTAGACACAGAATGAGAAAGCTAAAAGGATATAGTTGTACTGTGAGGGATTAAAAAGTGAAATTAGATTTATGGGTAAGGCTAAACATAACAATGGCTGATGATAGTAAGGTAAGTGGCTGGACACAGATATACGGGAAGCATGAGTTAGCCATGTATAAAAAGCCGTTCAAAGAATTAAAGCCAATTGTTAATGATCATATAGGAAAAATGAACTGGCTAACTATTTGTAATAGGTGGGGTGAAACAAATCAAGTAATAGAAATTAATGCAAGGAAGATAAAGCGGTGTGTAATTAAAGAGTGTGTACAGCCATATGATGAACATGAAGAATATGCGGTTAAAGCATGGTGTAAAAACTATATGAAAAGGAGAACATTCATAGAAAATAATGAATGATAAAAAAATTTTAGATGCATGCTGCGGTTCAAAGATGTTCTGGTTTGATAAAGAATATAAAGATGCTGTATATATTGATAATCGGACAGAGGATACAACGCTTTGTGACGGCAGAAGATTAATTGTTAGACCAGATATAGAAGCAGATTTCAGAAATATGCCATATAGTGATGAAACATTTTACCTTGTTATTTTTGATCCACCACATTTAATAAGAGCAGGTGAAAAGTCATATTTAAAAATAAAATATGGAAAATTAAATACAGAGTGGAGAGAAGATATAAAAAAAGGCTTAGCAGAATGTTGGAGAGTACTTAAACAAAATGGGACGATGATATTTAAATGGAGCGATGAGCAGATAAATATATCAATGGTAAAAGAATTATTACCTTGTGAGCCAATTATTGGACAACGCAGAGGGGAAACTATATGGCTAGTGTTCTTTAAATCATAAGGAGGATAAGAAATGCAAAGAAAGTGTCATAGATGTGATAGGTTATTTACACCAGATAGTCATAGCACATGGTGCCCAGATTGTAGAGCAGGCAAACCAGTAAAGCCTAGAAAGACAAAGGAACAAATAGAGCTAGAGCGCCTTGAACGATTAGAGAAAGAATTTAAATACACAAGATACTGTATACAGTGTGGAAAGAAGTTCTATACAAATGATACACGTAAGGTAATATGCGGTGATTGGGAATGTGAAGAAAAACAAAGATTTGAACTTCGAAGAGCAAGCTATAGGAAAGGAAAACAAAAATGAGGATACTAAGCATTGGGTTTGGGGATAAAAAGAAAGTAAAGTATGAGAAAGCAAATAATGCTGGTATTACTGAAACATATCAATTAAGCACAGAGGATGATTTTAGACCAGAGATATTAGAAGCATATGTAAAAGCAAGAGCATTGGTGATTGAAACATTTAAAGTGTTCAAACTATTTGAAGAAGAGTGGCTAAAAATTAAATCTATTAGCTTTAAATGGCATAAGGAAATGCCAAAGGTTATTACGGAAGCAAAGTATGTGCTTATAATCACAAATAAGTATGGAGATGAATGTACAATTAGCACATCATGGCTAAGTGTAATAGATGAAGCACCAGAAAAGCTTATTCCATTAGCAGAAGAAATAGAACTGTTTGTAAGAGGTGCAAGAGCGCAAGGGAAATTATGGGAAGAGGAATTAGATGCTGATGCGGTTGAGGGTGAAACATTTCACATCAATGATCTAGTACAAGAAGGAGAAGCGGATGATTAAAAACCAATTAATTTATGTAGCACATCCATTTGGCGGAGATAAAGCTAATAAGTATTCAATTGATACAATAATGGAAAACCTAGTAATGCTAGATAAGAACAATACATATCTATCACCTCTTCACAATTTCAGCATGTTGTACTTTGATACACAGTATGCAAAAGGCTTGAAAATATGTTTGGACATGCTAAATAAATGTGATGCATTAGTATTATGTGGTGAATGGGAAACATCTAAAGGATGTATTGGGGAATGGTCATTTGCAATAGCTAAAGGGATGCCGATATATACATGGAAAGAATGGACCGATAAATTAAAGGAACAGGGAGATAATAGCCGATGACAGGAAGGGAATATTTAAATCAGATACGTGATACTGATTTGAATATCAAATGTAAGGGAAGAGAAGTGTTAAGGCTGCAACAAGATATTATATATTTGCAAGCACTAGACTATAGCAAAGACATTGTAAGCGGAGGGCAACCAATCACATTTGAAGATAAGATCGCAAATATTGATGCACTATCAAATGAACTAATGAGGGAGTGGAGCGGTTACCTAAGAGAAAGGGAAAGAGCAAGATTTCTTATTAACGCAATATCTAGTGCCAAGCAAAAGGCGGTACTGATTGATAGATACATTAATTGTTACACATGGGAAAAGGTAGCAGAATTAATAGGGTGTTCGGTGCAAAACATTCACAATCTGCATAAGCGTGCAATTAGAAATTTTGAAGTAATTTTTAAAAAGGTTGATAGTATTTGACTATCAATTTATGGGATACTATATGTGGGCATGGATGAAGAGAACACTTTTCAACAAGACGCCTAGAAAAACTACACACTATTAAGGACTACATCATACACAGGTCGCACAACACAGTATGATGCGGTCCTTTTTAGTTT